GAATGTCTTAGTGCCCTCTGATGTGGTGATGGTGGATAGAGTACCTGACTGATACTCTAAGGTCTTATCAAGGTTGGAAACAAACTCACCAGTTAATGTGCCACTTACATCACCAGCCACACTACCAGTAAATGATGTTGCAGTAATGACACCAGTTACATTAACATCACCAACAACATCAAGTGCTACTTGCGGGTCAGCACTATTGATACCAACATTAGAGTTTCTATAAATGTCTGCACCATCTTCATTCCACAGAGATGATGCGGCACCAGGACTGATAAACTTAAACTTATTTGTTGCAGCATCATAGGATAAGACCTTACCATCAGAGATGGAAGACCTATCAATATCATCCAGATAACGAAGATTGACTTCACCACCTCCACCAAGACTCATCAACTGTTGTTGAACACGATTGATGAATGTTCTGTAATGAGTTGCTAAATCATCAAAGGTTACAAATTTCTGGTCTAATGGAAGTAATGGGTCAGCATCTTCCTTGACTGTAACTGGTTGCTCTTTGAGTTTTTCAATCTCTTTAAAAGCTTTCTCAATCTCAATCTGCAAACCAGTCGGATCAAATGCTTCTGGTATCTCACGATCTTCTACAACCTCAACAGATTTCTCCACTGCTTTGATTGCAAGTTTGATATCAATGATACTATCTCTGACCTTATCAATATCCTCAGAGAGAATCTCAACTTCCTCATCATAATATTTGATTTCAGGTATCTCTGGGACTTCTGGTATCTGTCCCTCTACATTCTTAATCTCTTCTCTGAGTGCCTCAATGTCATCTTCATAATATCTAACCTCAGGGACAGTTGGGATTCTATTTTCTACATTCTTGATTGCTTCTTCTATCTGAGAAATCTCATTCTCATAATACTTAACTTCTGGTAATTGAGATACATTTCCACGTACCTCTTCAATCAGACCCAAAAGACTTTCTAAGTCATCATCATAATATTTAATTTCTGGTATCTCAGGAATAGAGTCTCTAACTACTTCAATTCTTTCTTGAAGTTGAGTCAGTTCATCATCGTAATATTTAACCTCAGGAAGTTCGGAAAGTTCTTGTTTAAGTTCAGCAACTCTTTCGTAAAAAGTTTCTTTGTCCTTTGGTATTTCACTACGAACTTCTTCTATCTTATTTGAAAGAAGTTCTAATTGATTTTCATAATATTTGTCTTCAGGAATTTCTGGAATAGAATTTCCAACTTCTTTAATTCTTTCTTGAAGTTCTATAAGTTCAGTATCGTAATACTTTACTTCTGGTAACTGAGAGATTTCTTTCTTAAGTTCAGCGACTCTTTCATAGAATGTTTCTTTTGTTGCTGCAATATCATTCTGTATAGCAGATGGATCAAATGCTTCTGGTATTTTAAGTTTAGATAATTTATCTAAATCTTTGAGCATCTGATGAGTAACTTTTTTAATCTCTCTCAGGCTTTCACCATGTTGCTGAAATATCTCAGAACCAGATACTTGCAGTTCATCTACTCTTTCAGTAAGTCTATCTACATTTTCGGGAAGTTCTGAAACATATTCACGAAGTTCTCCTATCCTTTGATTTACTGGTTCTAAGTTATATTCTTCTAGATTAACTTTGGATGATATTTGAACTTCTAATTTAGCAAGTTCCTCGTCATAATATTTTGGTTCTTTTATTAAGGCAGCAACTTCTTCTAGTCTCTCACGAAGAACTTCAATCGGATCTTTTGGTTCTTCTACAACAACAGGTTCTTCCTTAATCTCGATTGTAGGTTCAACTACAGGTTGAGGATCGAGTAAATCTTTTGGTGATGTAAGTCTCTTACTATTTTTATTTAAATTCTCACGAAGTTTTCTCTGCTCTTCCTCAGCACGAAGTTTTCTCTGCTCTTCCTGTTGCAGACGTAATTCTTTTAGTTCTACTGGAGATAATAATTTCTTTTTCAAAATAGTAGAGGGACTTTTTTTCTTATTTATGCCGTAGTAACACCTGCTGTTACCATTGCCATGCCCTCGACCAGTCTTGATACAGTTCCAATACCAGAAACTAGTCTTACGTCATACACATATCTACCAGGAGTTATTGCTACAGTTACACCGCTAGTCATAGCAATAGAAACTTTTCCAGTAGAAGATGTTATGCCAACAGTAAATGCAGTTGAATCGGTTGCACCAGCGTGCTTTCTCAACACTGCGGTTGCAGAATATCCAGTAAGGTCTGTTGCTAAACCATTAGACTCTTTTGATGTAAAAGTCTCGGTAAAGTCTGAACCTTGAGGAATACTTATATTAACAACAGGGTTGACTGCCATCTTTCATCTCTTTTAAGTATTTAGGTTTTTGTATCCTTATTCATATCTTTGAGCATTTTTTGTAAGTCCGCTGTAGAACCAACAAAGAGTGCGTTATTCACAGTAGAAGGGCCACGAACCTGTTTCTCCTCTTCTACATCTTTCAGTTTTTTCTGAAGGTCCATCAGTTTATCTGTTGCATCAGCAACATTTTTGATCAACTGACCAGCAACCTCATATGCCCTAGGCATTTCACTCTCTTGTGCTAACTCAAGAATGCCATTGATTGCTTCCTGTCCTTTTTCAATAATAGAATATAAATTGCCTCTAGTGTAGTCGTAATCCTTGCTTATATCATCAACACTTTTTTTAATATTCTCAACTTTTTTCTCAACTACTTCAGGTTGAACAATTTCACCAGATGTATTAAAAGTTTCATTTAGATCGTCAAAGTTTTTAGACATACTTTATTAGAATAAACTACCACTGAAACCAAAGTCATCGCCATCCTCGATCAAGGCATTGTCGGCAGCGTCAATAATGTATATAGGTTCACCATTGACATGTGCTGCAGCAGTTGTTCCGTCTTGAGCTCTTCTGACGGTAAGTTTATTGCCAGATATAGACTTAATATATACCGATTCTCCATTAAGGTCAACATATGTATTTGCTGTAAGACCACTGGCATCCACAACATCAAAGATTGTTTTGGTCTTAGTAATGTCTTCAGCAAGAGTGGTGGTAGGATCTCCTGTATAGTTTTTGATTGCTCTTGGTTCGGCAGAATATGTAACATCTCTCACTGGTCGTTCCGTAGTACCAGTCAAATAGTTGACAGTTGCCTTCTTGATAATATCTGCTGTTGCAGAAGTCGAAGGACCGAAGAGGTATGTTTTTGCTGTAAATCTTAATGTATAAAGTAAAACTCTTCTAGTGCTATAGTCACCTTCATAGTCATCTTGCATTGTGATATTTTCCAATATCACAGGAATGTCCTTCTTTTCTTGAATTGATTCAACCAACTCTACAGTCAAGTTAAACTGTGGTTGGAAATATGGAAGAATCTGCTCTACAATTTGAAGAGCATCATCATTCAACTTAGTCATAATACTAAGTTCAAATTGCATATTGTAAGGAACTGGCATGAATGTCTTCTTTACCTGAGTTCCATCTTCTGGATCTTTAACAGTGAACTGTTGGGTTGTAGTAACTTTTCTGGTTGGATCATATGTGAGCCCAGTAAACTCAAACGACATTCTAGGAAGAGTAATCTGAAATGTCTTGTTTAAGTCAGGCGACTGTTCAATTCTTGCTAGAAACTTTTGAGTTGGACCATAAGCAAGAGGAACTTTTATAGAACTGACAATGTTGTCAGAATTATCTGTGCTCTGAATACTGATATTGTTGAAAAGAGTACCAAATGCAATGATGGTCCTCCTCAAAATTTCGTTGTAAAAATATCCAAACATTTTTTAATTCCTACAATATCTTAATATAGAGATATTTTTATTTAGGGAATGCCAAATGGGTTTTTCTCGCTAAAGTCCAAGATGCTGTCTGCTTCTGCTTCAATATTGATATTATCAGCAAAACCATCATCATTTACTTCATTATTGACCTTGGATATAACATGTATTGCGCCTGATGTAGCACCAATAATAGTTTCGCCTCTAACGAATATTCCACTGACTGTAGCAATCTCAAGGGTTCTACTTTCTGCATCCCATACTCTAACTCTTGCTGTAGTTCCGCTTGTTTGACCTGTTATCAACTCATTGAACACAAAGTCTCCACTAGAGTTAGTGGTGTTCGCAACACCAGCAATAACAATATCTGGAGCAGTGCTATATCCTGCACCAGCATTTGTAATGTAGATATTGGAGATAGTTCCAGCCGCACTTACAACAGCGGTTGCAGCTGCACCAACGGTAGTTACGCCAGTCTTAAATACCTCGTTGGTAAACGTGATAGTTGGGGGGTTAACGTATCCACCACCACCAGATGTAATGGAAACGATACCAATAGCATCCGTGCTTATACCGGTCGTTGCAGCGGCACCTGTGCCTGTCTCAGAGATGAATCTGACACTAGGTGCAACAGTATACCCAGAACCTGGATTTATGAGGTTAACCGCCTGAACAGACTGTGCTGATGGGTTTACATTCAAGTTACATACTTCAATGCCACCAATCATAACAGCGGTTGCGATACCGGTTGTTCCTCCAGATGGAGCAGATGATATTGCAACAGTTGGAGTGGTTAAGTAACCACCACCTCTATTGGTTACATTAATAAACTGAATAGCACCATCTATAAGACCAGTTATAGTAGCGGTAGCAGTTACTGCAGTTCCAACAACAGTAAGGGTTTGCGTATTTCCTTGAACCGTATCGAATCCATCATCATTTATTCCATCAGTTTCATCTCCAATAAGCTCATTATCAATATCAAGAACTCCAGTATCGATAACTTCATCCTGATAACGGAAGAGTTCGCAATAGAGTTCATAAACGTAAAGGTTTTGAAGTTGATAATATGGTTTTGCTCTTTCAATATCTTTAATCTCGTAGATTCTATCGTCAAGAGGAAACCAAATTAGATCTCCAGTCTTAGGTCTTTTAGAAAGTTTTATATTATCTTTTCCTTTCAACAAAGGAGCAATGTAGTTTTCATATCTTTCTCTTGAGATAGTCAGTCTAATCTCTTCCTTTGCTTCGATGCCAAATTTGGAAAGAAGAGTTCCTGCTCCTTCATATTCTTCATAGTTATTAACGTATGCCTCAAGAGGATGTGCCTCGTCAAACTTGGACTGAACAACCTCTCTAATAATGGTATTTTCTGTTATGTATTTGCGGGGAAGATAATACACTTCAACCCCATACATTCTTAACTGTTCGTTGATTAGATCTTGAACTAAACTCTGTTCAGACCTTGTACCTTGAGTAAAAAATGGATTGAGCATAGCGTCATCCTATCATGTCTAAAGGTGGAAGTTCATATGTATTAGACATCTGCTCTCTAATGATTTCTAAGTCTTTCTCAGCATCATCGTAGATTTGTCTTCCATTGAGTTCAATGCCGCCAGGCAGTTTTACGCCTTGGAACTTGATGAGGTTTTGGCCCCACTGTCTCTTGACTAAAGCAGTCAGATACTTCTTCAAGAATGAATCATTCCAAACTCTAGAGAAATCATTCGGATCTAGTAGTCGCCAACAATCAATAATAATATAGTCATCCGCAGTCACACTAGACCAATCAATATCAAGATACAACCTATCTTGTCTTTGATTAAACCTTATCTGTTTATCTGTAGTAAGAAGAAAATTGATATCCTCAAGGTAAGTCTTGGTCATATAATAAGTCAGAATATCGGTAGAACCCCAATAATAGATATCATTGAGGAACAACTGATACTTAACACTAAACATATTATTTGTTATAGTGTTTGAACCATCAAAGTGAAATATCTTATTGACACCAATAACTGATGGAGGTATTTGTAAGTAGTTGCTGTTTTCTTCATAAGTGAAGGTAGTTGCAGTTCCTACAATGTTGGCCGTTGCTGTCGTAGTTACAATACCTGCTGTATTGTTATCTCCTCTTGCC